TACCGAAGATTGATGTAGCAGATAACGTTAACTGCATAACATCTCCGCCCACATCGTTAGCAAGTACAACCGCTAAACGCTGGCTAAAACGGCACGCTCTAGAATCACCTTGGCCTGAACCTTTGGCATTTTGTGGGCATGATGCGCAGTTAGTGTGCTGTTGATCACGGACAGATGCATCTGGTAGTTCACCATCGGCAGACCAACAATCGGGGCCTTTTGTAGAACCTTCTTCGTATGTACCTGCGTAGAATGTACGGCTAATCTTAGGCGCAGCTTGAACAATAACTACATCAAGATGGCGGTCGTCAATTGCCGCAACTTCTTCACTGCCGGACATTAAACGAAATACGCCACCTTTAACGGAAATGCGTTTACCAAAATTGCCACCGCCCGCCAAGCTTTTGGCAAGGGAGGAAAGGTCTACCCTCTTAGCAAATGCAGGTAAGTTAGTGGGGTTAAATGCTGTGAGTTCTTTACTCATTTGTTGCTGCTCCTTCTTTAAATGCGGTTGGCCTAACAATAGCTGCGCCTACCTGTAAAAATTGTAAAAATACTTCTGCTACTTCAGTTACTTCGTATGCGTCTCCTTCGTACAAGTGGCTTACTGCTCTTTCAAGAGCTGTTTTGCGTAGCTCAATTTCTAGCCAAATGTTTCGTGACGCCTGTTCTACTGCTTCTTGTTGCGCTGGGGATAATGTTTCCACTTACTTCTCCTTATTTAGTTGGTTTGCGTACTGATACTGATACTTCGGACATAGAGTTTAACCCCATTGGAACAACCCCAGGATTTTCATCTAAGAACATCGCCATATTCTTTTGAGCAATACGCTTCTCAAACAAGTCTAGGGCATCATGCTCTACAACAAATGTCTTAAATGAATCCCAGTCATCTGTGTAGTAGCGTGTCTTTTGCGACAGGATAATTGTGCCTTCGTCAGTTTTTACAGACTGAAGTCCGAGCGCCACCATCTGATCTTTCATAGCGTTCTTTATTTCTTCCTGTTGCGCTTTTAAGGCTTCGAGCTGTGACTCGTATTGCGTCGTAAGCTCGTTTACTCGTGCGTATATCTTGCGATACACTTTTGCTAGTTTGTCTAGCGGGATATTTTCGTCTGACATACTTCCTCCTTTGTCAATAATTATACATAAATGCAGACAACTGTACAACCTAAATATAGGTTTTAATTTAAACCAACTTCCTCCTTATACAAATTCAGCAGAATATCGTGCCCTTCAACACGCTTCTCTAGTTGAGCAAACATCCGCTTTTCTATATCGCTACCTTGCAAGTGTATCACAGTAACATTTGTACTGGTCTGACCAATACGATCTGCTCTAGCAATACACTGTAGGTAGGTTTCTACAGACATAACGGGGCCGTAAAACACTACTGTATCCGCGGCGGTAAGCGTCACCCCATGAGAAGCTGATTGGGGCTGAACAACTAGTATACGCGGGTTTGGTTCAGTTTGGAACCGTTTAAAAATATCCGTGCGTTTATTTACGGATACGTCACCATGAATAACCTCAGAGCCTATATTGTGCTTAAGTAAATAGGTGTGGATCGTTTCAATGCTGTGCCTAAATGGTGCAAAGACAATAACCTTTCTGTTGGTTTCTTCCAACACTTCTAGCAAAACATTCAAGCGGGGCGCGCAATCAAACTCCACTACTTCATGCGCGTCTGTATAAGCAGCGCCCGCTGATATCTGCAAAAGCTTTGATACGCCTGCCGCGGCATTTACCGCAGTAATGGTTTCCCCTGATGCCTGCATAACCATTCTTTCCTTAAGCAACTTATAGTACTTGACTTGCTGTGGGGTTAGTGGTATTTCACGGGTAACGGTAATCACAGGTGGCAGGTCTGTGCACTCTTCTTTGGTAAACCGAATGGCGGGTTGAAGCGCATCAAATACTGCCTCTGCCGCACCGCTTTTTGGAACCCATTTAAACTGCGTTAGTTTTTTCATAACCTTATCGCGCCATGCAGTAGCAAACTTAGGGACGCCAGAAGGATTAACTAACCGAGCCAAGCCATACGCATCCACGGGAGATTGCGCTGATGGGGTACCAGTCATCATCCACAGTAATGAATCAGGACGGACGATTTTGTTTAACGATTTCCACCGTTTAGTAGAAGAGTTTTTGTATGCGTTTGCTTCATCTACTATGACCAAATCAAACCGCCCGTCCATCGCAACTTCATCGGCAATAAGATTGAGCCCATCATAATTGACTATTACAAACTCATAATCGCCTTGTACCATTTCTATACGTCGACTAGCCTGAGCATGGTGCGCCACAATTGCGGATCTATGGATTATGCTACTTGATATACCACTCATCCAAGCGTCATGCATAATAGACAGCGGACATAGAATTAAACACCGCCGTACTTTCTTTAATCGCATAAGATAGTCAGCCGCCCATAAGGCGCTAAGGGTTTTACCCGTACCCGGATCATTGAACACAAATGCTTTGGGGTGTAGCGTTAAGAAAGATGCTGTTTCTATTTGGTGCGAAAAAGGACGATGGCGACCAGGCCAATCATATCTAGCCGTTATCGGGGATACTACATCTTTAACCCCTAAATTTCTTAATACTCTAGTTTCGTCTAACCCCCAAAATACTGCCATTTCATACACACCGTTTTGTTCACCTACTACTTTACTGCGGGGTATGATGCTGTACTTATCGGGGTCTCTTGTTCTAAATACTAATGCTTTGTTTTCTATAATTTGCATTTAAGAATTTCTCCAATACACATCTCTGGGGTTATCCAACATGGATTTAATAAGTTCATCTGTATTAAAGAACCATTGAATAACTTTCGTGCCATCATGCTGCATGATTGTAAAACTCATGGCATTAGTTCCTTAGGTGGTCGGTCGTCACCCTCGGGGTATGTGTTTGTATAAAGCATTAGCATTCTTAGATTACACATGGCGTGAGCCAAATGGGTTTGCCCTGATTCAGAATCAATATCTTCCCCAGCCTGCCAAGCGGCAATGTGGCGCAAAGCGCACGCTAGTGGGACAGACCAAGGCATCCCTTTCATCCAGTTATGGGCGGCGTACTTTTTAGCGCCGTACATCCATACTCTAGCTTCTTCTTCAAGAGTAACTAAAGGTATCAAACTAAAGTCCGGTTTACCTCCGTTATACCTAGCGCCTGATCCTTTGGCTGTACTACTAACATCGCCTATCCCACCCGCCTCTGGTATTGCGGGTTGTTGTGGAATTCTTAACGGTATCTTAGTTACCGTATCATCTGTATGCCAGTTATAGCCTGTACCTGCTCCTTCGTTTGTGCTCATATATCCTCCTATTTGATTGAGCCGTCTGATTTTCTTGCAAAACTTCTATTGGCGCTGGCACTCTTTGCTCTGAGGTTACTTCGCACCGTCTTACCGCCTTTACTTAACGGCTTGGTGTGGTCTACATCTTTGCCGTCACCTTTATGAACTACGCCTTCTTTTTCCAGCATGCGTCTTGCTTTATTGCGCTGGGCGCGTTTCTTTTTTACTGCTTCTGTGCCGTCGTAGTTTGCATACTCGGCTTTGTAATCACGTTTATATGTCATATATTTTCCTTTCTGACGCAATTTCGGTTGCGCGATTGTTCTGTTTTTAAGATCCATTTACAGTTAGATGGCATGTATCCTTTATCGTTATTGATTCGTTCTATGGAACCGTTTTTAATTGGGCATTTACCCATATCAGCGTAAAAGTTTTCAAACTTTTCCCAGCGTTTGCAAACAGTAATACCACGCCCGCCGTACCTGTGATACCGAGGGTGCTTTTCATAAGAACAGCGTTTTTTCATTGCTGTCCATACGCTAAACTCAAAAGTGTTCGTCAGCCCATGCGTTTTATTTCTTAGGGAAGCCTGCTCTTGCCTATAGCACCCACAACTGACAGAAGTTCCTTTAGTTAGTTGATCAGACCTTTGAACTTTTTTAGTTCCACAATCACATAGGCATGACCATAAAGCAGCTCCGCGAGCTGTGCTACCGACACGCGCTAAAACTGTTAGCCTGCCGTACTTTTTACCTACTATGACTTTAGTGTGTATGCTCATTTATGTTTCCCGTTAAATTCGCATGATATCACAGGACAATGCTGCTTGCAAAGACCAGAAGATGTTGGGTTCCAAACCCCTGTGCTATAACTACTAGCCAACTTCGCAACTCGTTCACGATAGCGCCACCAATGAAAATCTACATCTTCTAACATCATTTTTTGTTTTACTGCCGTACCTTTAACCACAAACAACAACGCTGAATTAACTTGGCGTATATGTGGGAAGTGCGCAAAGACCATTAACGACATTAGAATTAACTGGTCTTTATCGGGGTACTTGTTATTGCCGGTCTTATAGTCGATGACCCAAGCTTTTAAGCCGTCGTCATCAATAATAAGTAAGTCAGCAATACCGCGCGCCCAAACATCATCTGCCTTGAAATCGCAAGGGGTTAAATCTTCTCTCACCCCCATTTCGTACTCCGTAAGTTTGCGTCCTTCTTTCTTAAGTAAGCTATCCAGTACAGGCTTCATGAATGCATGCTCGGGGGGCAACTCTTTACCGTCCCTAATATATAACTCAGCCGACTCATGTACTTGTTTACCGTAGATAGTGTGAACTGTGTCAGTGAAGGGGTAGTTTTTAAGTACTTTAACTTCTTGAAACCGCCGAGCACAACCTTCGTAATCCTTGAGTCCTGAATGACTCCACTTAATTTTATCCATTAGAATTTCGCTGTCCGTATAGCTTGTTCAAGGCGGTCTGCAAACCCACTAACAAATTTCTCGTTGTGGTTAAGTTTGCTCTCGCCCATATCGTAGAGAATGGCGTGGGTGATCTCATGCCATAAGGTATTATGCTGGCGAGTTGCCGCTTGCTTGGCAATGGAAATCGTGTGGTCGGTAAAACAGTAAGCCCCGCGACACTCAGCCCTACCTACAAACACATCGTCATACACAGCAATTTTAATTTTGCGGTTACCTATCTTTATTTCTTTTGGTACTGCGTATTGTTTTTTCACTTCGCTTCTCCGTATCGTTTGGCACAGCCGGTCTCAGCGTCAAGAGGGATTCCTGACATGTATTTAGGTTCTGTGACCATCTGCGCGTATACCCAAGTTTCAGCTTCTTTAGCTTCTGACTCGGGGACTAGTACTACAACTTCATCATGCACAGTTAATACGCACGGATATCTCCTTTGAATCCGTAACATACCATCCGTCATGACACATCGTGCTACTGCTTGCACAATATTTTCTACTATTTTACCACCGTACAGTTTCTTAGGCTTGTTTTTAGCGTCTCCACCATACTGCCACTGGACTCTACCCTTGTTGTCTGCATGTCCTTCAAGGTTAGGGTAGCGGATAGATAAGCCACTCGGTAGTTCAATAGCTTCTTTCTTAAATGTAATACATTTATATTTATATTCCTTACCCCTAGACAAGCATGAAAGGATAGAGTCGTTACACAGTTGCCAAAAGGCCACAACATCCTGCGATGTGGCTCGGTAAATATCAATGATCTTTTTTGCTGCAACGCAATGAATAAGCAACTCGTCCTTAGTGCATGTATGAGGTATCTCATTCATCTTCTCTAGGTTTTTTTCCCAGCTAATAAAGTCTTGCATATCCTGACCAGTAACACCTAGCTGTTTGGCAAAAGCCTTATCGTACATAGTAGGTGGAGCGCCAAGGAAGCCAGTTAATAACTGCGCCGCAAAGCTAGCCCAACCCATACCATAGCCGCAACCTAGAAGCGCCGATTTAGCTGACTGGCGGAGATCGGGATGGGTGTCTTTGGTAAGGGTAGGAATGCCAAACATCTGCGCGCCAAACGCGGCATACGCATCCTGCCCGGAGGAAAAGATCGTGAGAAGAGGCGTAAAGTCCGCAAGGTACGCAAGTACTCGGGGCTCGATTTGGGAGAGATCGCAGACCACCAAGGTATAGCCTTCCGGCGCTTGAATACTTTTGCGTAGAAAAGACCCCCGCTTGAGGTTTTGTAAATTAAGGCCCGAGCCTTTGCTCGCCGACCAACGACCTGTGTGCGCTCCGTAGTAGTTGAGCGGGACAGGAAGTGTACCTCGTTGCGATATATCGATGAACCTCTGCGCTCTCGTTCGTTCAAGCGTCGACTTAACTTTAAGCCTTGCTTCACAAATAAGTGATACGTCTTCGTTGTCTGAATTAAGCAATGCTTGGAAGAGGGCATCCGTTTTAGCGAATGCAAAAGCTTCTTTACCAGTCGTTTTGCTAATTTTCTTTGGGGGGGATACCCCGAGCGCCTCAAGGACTCCAGCAAACTGATCGTTACTAGCCAACGCCGTTTCATCAATGTTAACTTTTTTAAGAATCGCTTCGCGCTTGCTGCGTTCGTCGACAATGGCTTCATTTAGCATCTCCTTATCTAGCTCAAGAACAGGGTCGGTAAACATTCTGAGCGTCATGTCTATTAGTTTTAACTCACTCTTAGGGTATCCGCCTTCAAGTTCAGCATTCAAAATATTAAATATTTCTTCGCATAAAAATACATCATGAAGACAGTATGCCGCCAACTCGTCCTCTACATTTTGCGGTAGCTCTTCCAAACCGTCAGTATCATGAACAGCTTCTCCTTTAGGAGGGAGACCGTAATATGCGGCAAGAATTTTAAGGCTGTTACCCACCTCCACACCGCGGAGTGCTCGAGCCATTGAAAGAGAGTCAAAAATAAACGCTGGTTGTACTTTATATACCCAACTAAGAATTGCCACATCAAACTGAGCGTTGTGCGCAAGTACCGCAGTCCTACTCCAATCAATCGACTCAACCCATTGCGGTAAGTTATCGTGTGTGACCCAATAAAACCCTTCTTGTCCGTACTCTTTCCAGCCAATACCGAATGCTTTAAATCTATCATCGCGTATGTATTCCTCCGTTGTCATTTTAGATAGTGTGTAATCAGACTTTGACCATCTTGTTTCAAAGTCCACGACCAGTATGCGGTCAAAAGGTTTGCTCATCTAGCCGCCCCCAACCACATATATAGTGCTACGCCAATAAGTGAGGCCCCGTATACCAACCACATCAGACGCGCCAGTTTGATTTTTTTGATGTCACCAATCAGCGCTGTCTGTAGGTATTCCATATCGCCGTCAATAGCTGGGCGTAGGTCAGGGTTGTAGTTGCTACCAATTTTAATTTTGCCTGTGTTGTATGGTGTTCTCATGGGCGACCTCCTGTAACCAAGCTTGGAATGTTTCTGAATGTTGCAATGTCGCGTGCGCGGGGATGGTTGGATGGTTTAAAGATGACCGTAGTTCCCACTACGCGAGGTTGTGCCCATTTGATTGGATCAGATTTATCCTGCTCGAGAATCTTTTTATATACTTTTGCGTTTTTAGTTTTTGTAACCATTTGCTTTCCTTAGTTTAATGTTCTACTAGCCATTAGCTGTTCTACGAACTGGCCTGTTGTATCTGCTGCATCTTGTAAAAGATCGGAGACTTCCCACTCTTCAATGTTAAGCCCGTAAACCTTTACCATTTCTGAATCATAGTCATACCCTACAACAACAACACAGGCATTTTTATTTTCATCTAGGCAGTCTTTTAAAATTGCTGTTATTGCCTGTAAGGTATTTTTAGCGTCCATAAGTTTCCTTTACATGCTGTAACCAGCTATCTACTATATGTATATTGTCCTCGTTGACCCAGACAGCAGTGCCACCAGCCTGTCTTATCTGCGCCATCTGCGCTTCCTGTAAAGGCGTAGGTTTGTTATTACCCGCTTTACACTCGATAGCAATAAAGAAACCAAGGTAACAAGCCACAATATCAGGTACACCACTACGCCCAAAGCCTCCAGTAACAGGGTAGAAATAATACGCCCCATAATCTTTAAGAACATTGACGACTTTCTTCTTTACTTTTGACTCGGGTGTGGCGCTCATCGTTGTTCCGCATCTCTCAATTTCTCCATTAGCTTCTTTCCTTTCTCCGTTAATGAGTGGTAGACAATGCGCCCATCTTCCTTATCTTTGTGCTTGCGGATAAAGCTCTTAGCGATTGCCTGTTCTATGTGGTACTGGGCGGTGGAGTATACCATCGCACCTTGCTTAAGCACTAACGCTTGGATGCGGGTGGTGTTGATGGGCTCAGTCATTTCGACCAAGCCCAACACATACTCTTCGCCCCAAGATATATCAGCTTTATCTCTAATATGCTGGGTTGCGAAGATTGTCATTACTTACCTTGCTTACCAAACACAATATCAAGTAAGCCCCATACATGGCGAGCATCATAGATATTGAGCGAGTTAACAAAAGCCTGCGCATCAAAAGTACCTTGAGTAGGGGGGACCGCGGGTTTAGACACGCCCTTAAAGGCAGCCTTAACCACAGGCTTTTTCTTGGCTTCTATCTTTACATTGCGATTCTTCTTGCTGTATAAGCCTTTAATCTTTGTAGTGTAAGTATCAGATACCGCCCAGTATACGAACACCATGCGTCGACCAAAGCCACGATAGTTTTTATTGGGTTCTTGTGAGCGCCCAATTAATTGACGATCGTACAAAGACTTAAGGGAAGTGGCGATACCCCCAACATCGTCATGAGGCACACCAAACTTAACACGGATGTCTTCTAGCGTACACTTAGGGGTTGACTTAATGAATTCATACACTCGTTCACTAAGCCCTTTCTTTTCCGAGGACAACTCAGCGGTTGTCTTCACTTCTTCGGCTGGTAAGTTCCAGCTATTGATGATTTTAGATACTTCAGTTTGTAAGTCTGGCATAACGTTTTCCTTTGTTTGTGTTACTGGTTAATTTTACTACAAATTTTTACTACTTGTTACTGTTGTTTTTTTACTACGATTTTTCAATTAACTTGAAAAGCTTTTCTACCATAGTCTCGGAGTCTAATGCAGTATCTATAAGTGCTAGTAGCTTTGCATTAAAAGCTGGCGTTAGGCTAGCGGCATTATCAATTGCCCCCGTCTGTACCAACTCTACTATCTCATTATGTAACGATCTGACATCCGACCCTAACTCGTTGATTCTTTGCTTGCTCATTTCTCTTGTGCTTTCACATAGCTGTGCATATTAAACCAATGCTGGCGCATTGACTCGGGGTACATTTCAATTAACCAGTCTTGAAACGCATTTGCTGGATTGATATTTAGAAGCAATCCATCTTCATCTCTGCATTGCATCAAAGTAATTAGAAGGTTTTCCAATGACTCTTTACTTATGTTCTTTTTATCTGACTTCATTTCTCTTGTGCCTTTCTTAGTATTGCTCTAGCAAATTTATCAAAATGAACCGAAACAATATTTAAATGCTCATCTAATGTCCAATATTCACCACTAGAAATTATGTCTGCTATTTCCTCATCTGTTAGTGTCTTTGCTTTTAATGCTTCAATCTTTAGTTTTTGTTGGTCAATGATGCTTAATGCAAGTCCTAAATTGTCAGGGTGCGGATGGGTGTAGAGTGGAATACAGCCTGTATCTTCCCAATCAACATCACCACCATAGCCACACTCTAAAGTTTTAGGGTTCATCCACGCTACTGGTTCATTGTTCATTTCTCTTGTGCCTTTCTTAGTATTGCTCTAGCAAAATGCAATTCACAAAAATCCCCATTGTTTCGCAACCTTTTTTCAACATCGAGTATTTCCTTATCTGTTAGGTCTGCTGGATGGGTGTAGAGTGGGATTTCAAATCCTTCTTTTTCTACCCAAGATACTTCTTTGCGCCATTGTTTATTAGTTCGCATCCATGCTACTGGTTCAGTTTGTCTTTCTTGTGCATCTTTAAACCATTGCAATGACTTTCTAGCGTCGGACTCTGCCATAGCCATTCTTTGTGCAATGGCGTGTAGCTCTTTGTTGTCTTTTTTCAACGCCTCTATTTCAGCTTGTTGCTTACGTATAATGGTAGCGGCTAGGTCTAAATATACTTGCTTGGTTCCCCAAGGTAGTTGCTCCTGTTCTTTTAGCAAGTCGTCTATTTCATCAGCTATTTTTAATATGCTCATCACAGATCCCAAGTCTTAGTAACCATAATGCTTTGCTCATCATTAGTGGCTTCAATATCTACATCGATGTGCCCCGCAAAAGGCACAGGCTCCTTTTCTTTTTTACCAAATATTCTATCGAAGTTTTCATCAAACTCCTCCATGCTTACACCTAATGGGCGCGGGGTATCGCCCTTACCCCCATCTCTTACACTCATAGTCCTAACTCCTCATTCATGTTTTCTTCGTATGTAAGCCAAGGCTTCCATGCTCTGCGTATTTCACCAAACGCATAGTGGTTGGGGTTGTCCTTTATTACTAAGCCTCGCTTCTCCTCTAGCGTTTCGGCTAGTGGTATGGTTGTAAACAAAGCATTCTTGTTGGCTTCTTGAACAACATTATTTCTACTGCGCGGGGGTTTTTCTGCTAGTGTCATGAGTTCCTTAGTTTGTTTAGTACTACACCTAACGCCTGCAAGTTAGAGCACAAGGCGTTGATAATCATGTTTACTTCCTGCGCTTGGGGGCTAGTGTCCATAAATCTATACTGCGCACCCGTGGCTCCTTGTATTACTTCTGATTGGGCTTGCGCCCTATCTTCAGATGTGAATGTTGTCATTACTTTCTCCTTTCCAAAATAGGTAGGTTTGCTTCGGTTGGAATGTATATAACTTGGTTCTGCGTATGCTCTAGGTTATTCACAAACAAGTAGCGCAAGTAATCTTCATTGTTCTTCAAGCTATCGCCAATGATTTGATTAGCCTTTGCCACACCCTTTGCTCGTTCTACTTCTGCATTAGCTAACATAGTTGCTGCATCCATCTTGGCTTGGGCTTCTTGTACCATGACTTGCTTACTGAAGTTAGCCTTAGCTAGTTCAGCTTCGCCTTCCATCTTTTGGTGGTACACATTGTACATAGGCATACCATACATACAACTACCGATGAACAAAGGCACCGCTACCACTATGCTTAAACCAACCTTACCAATATGATCTTCTATATCAAACATTACTTTTCTCCTTGAATTGTTTATGTAACTTACTTAACTCGTGCATCTTTCCTGCTATAAAACCCGCTTCCCACAATGTATCTACCATACCGCTATCCATGTACTCGTCATAGTCTTTTGGTATGGGTAGCCAGTCGGTAAACGAATCGTATTCTGCTTCGTTATCATTTCGCAACGCTTCATAATCCACAGCGTAGCTTTGTAACTCCAGACCTAAATCGGAATCGCTAGTTAAAAGATTCTCGGGAAACTCTTCTATCTTGCCGTCGTTCCACATAAATCTTAACTGCACTTTTGTTATTGCTTTACTCATACAACCTCCTTAATTCGATCAGCTTCCTCACATATAAAATCAAACTGCATGTCCAAAACATTAAAGTGCTTACCAGCTTCAGCTTCGGCATCATCGCAGTTATCTGCCTCCACTTCTACATACGCACACCCAGTTACTAATACATTCCATCTGCTCATACAACCTCCTTAACTAAACCAAATACAAATCTGAGCCACAGTAAGTGGGGCTAAAATAAACCAACCCACAGGAAGCAGTCCACCCCACCAACCATCAATATGTTCTAGTGCCCAACCCCACAAGAACACAAACACGCCAAACCACGCTAAAAATAAAAACCCTAAAGCTATCAACATACAACCTCCTTAATTGCTTGAACATATTTATGTACAGTTGAGCCCTCTAGACCACACGCAGTATTTACTTCTAGTGCGTAGCACTTATTCTGCGCCTCATTCCATACGATATCTACTGCGCCGAAGTCTAAGCCAAGAGCCTGTACTGCGGATACCGCAGTAGGTCGTAAATCAATCGGCTCGTCAATGTCCCCTCTGCAAAATACATATCCATTAGCATGATTACGAATATAAGGATGGTGGCTACTAGCAGTTGAACTCCTCCGTTTTTCTTGAATGTCAATAATTTTACTCCTAAATACATGAACACGAAACTCCTTCTTTTTAATTATGTATTTGGTATATAGCGGTGCATCTACTATATCCTCCTGTTGTTTGGCTACAACAATGCCTTGCCCTGAGTGAGCGGTAACACACTACCTTGTGCCCTTGAGTCAACCAATCAACGGCTTGCTGCTTGTCAGTTGTGTAGTCGGGGTGAGGGATATTGCGGAAGGCAAAAGAGTTAAGCGTGCTAAGTTTATTTGCCGCAACCCCCACGCAAACAGAATTATTGATGACCGTAGCTCTTGAACCATAGACCATGCTACTGCCCCAGTTAATAACAATACGGCTTGGCTTACACAAGGCTACACGCTCGGGTGCAATAAATAAAACCCTACGCCCTAGCTCCTGCGTTAACGCATCGCGCAGTAATCTTGCGCTTTTACTGCCCCGCTTATACGGGGCTATTGCTACCCTTGATGTGCTTAACATTAGTCAACCTCCTTTAGAACAAACTCAGTACCATCGTCTTCACGAGTGATGGTTATCCTGCCATCAGCAGTCTTTTTAACAGTAGCTTTACCTTCAGCTATATCACTAATAATCACGCATAAAATAACGCCTCCTCTCATAGCCTTACGGAACATCTGATTAAAGTAAACAAACGCAATGGTCGCACTAACAGACCAGCATAATAAAAACATTTCAGCAATACTAAATTCCATATAATCCTCCAGTTGTTAAGAAATCATTGTTTTAACAGGCTTAGTACGCTCAAGCCAAGGGAACGCCTCACGAGCAGTCGCGAAGTCAGTCAAGATGCGAACATACCAGCCCTCGTCAATCATCTCATCTAACGCCATGTAGCTGATCTCCATAAAGTTGTCGATACCAAACTCTTCGATGAACTCATATGCGGCGGTGCGACTGATGTACTTGATCTCAAACTGTTGCTCGATCTCGAACACTAAGTCCTCCATCACATCATCAATCTCCTCAGGCGATACACCAAACTCAGGGCTACGCAGTGAATCTTGCTCGTAGTCAGCATCCTCATCTTCATACTCAAACGGACTGCCAACAGGCGGTACATACACAGGGCGATCGTATTGGTTTTGCGGTGCAGGCAATTTACTAACTGTTGTGACTTTCTTTACATACTGCTTCTTAGAATAGTCATACTCATAGTCAGTCCACTCATCATCATAATCATCGTAGCCTGAACCATACCCAGCGCCATAACCATTCCAACGACTGGCAGAACTTTTATATGAGCTACCACCTGATTTCCACGACGCTTTATATGGTGCTGCCTCGATTTGTTGTAGAGCCAAGCCTAAGTCATCTTTGAAATCCTTGGGTACATTAGTAGGGCTAGACCACGCATATGTATTAGATAACCAACGACCGCCCCAAAATACACCTGAGCCTTGATTGACAATCTGTACATTACCTAAGCTGTCCATGATTACAAACTTGTTAGATGCGCCGATATGGTCGCCGATGATTTCCGCAAACGCTTCGGTAAACGCAAAATCTAAGTTGTTAGCAAGCATAGGGCGCAGATAGTCGCGAATGTAATGCCATGTATCGGACTTGGTAACATCTGCTTGGTTGCCAGTAGATAGCACGCCATTATGCATGAGCCACATAGAACGACCATGCTCAGATTGATTAAACACCTCATACGGATGGCAGTTCTCTAAGTCGATATTGCCATGCGTTTTCATACGCAAGTGGAACGCGCAATCGTGACCATCGATGTGGTTAAGGTAGAAGTCAACAAACTCTTGGGCATTCTTAGGCAGAATCTTCTCAATAAGCAGTTCGCCGTCTACTACACGCATAACACCTACGCCGTCTGAGTTAGATAAGTAAAAGTCCTCTAACCACTCTTGAGTTAAAGATGGAGCTGAAGCTGGTTGAGTTAATAATAAACACATAATTTAAATCCTTCTCTTTGTTTGATTGATCGTTTGTTGTGTATTACTTGGGACAGAAACCTGTCCCGCTATGTTGCTCATACTTCTGCTGTCTGTTGCTCGGCTTGTTTCTCGATGCGTGGGTTAACCTTGACGATGGCTGCTTTATCTAGGCTGAATCCCTTAGACCGCAAGAATGACCGTAGATGGGCTGTGTCCTTGCGTTGGCTAGGTTGGCTGATGTACTTGAGGAAGTTGTCAGCAGTTAAGTCTTGTTGCCCTGTGTCACGCGTAAAGAACCATGTTGCATATGTAAACTCTAAGCAAGCCATGATTGTTTCGTAGCGCAGTGAGCCCTTGAATAATCGGAACTCGACAGTCTTCTCTGGTTGGAAGTTAACTGACTCATAGCGGTCTTCGTTCAAGCGTTGCATACCATTGCGTCTACCATACTTAAGCCAAGAGTAGTCAGCAGTCTTGTTCTTAACTTGTGAGTAGCGGTTAGCGTCACGCCTTGCGATAGCACGGAACAGTCTTTGATTACGGCTGTCGTGCATAAACAAGATTAACTTAGCGGCATGAAACATAGTCATACCCTTCTTGCAGATATGCACATGAAGACCACAAGTCTTTGTATCGTGTGACCTGACACCAGACCATCTACGCTTGAAGAACTCTAACTGCTTGGCATGAACATCTAGACCAGTATAGCCAGTAACCATCTCGAAGCCGTTGCTAAGTGAACCATCTTCCTCTAGCAAGCAGTAGTTATATGTAGACTGATTACCGCTAATGTCAGACTTGTGTGTACCGATAGAAGTAAGCAACTCCTCAGCCTTGTCATGGCGGCTCTCATCGTCATCTATCTCCATCTCTAACTCTAAGCCCATATAGACAGGCGTAGCACGCTGAGTGAATTTTGTAGGTATCAGACCTAGCTTGCGTCTACTACTGTGGTATCCCCCGATAAGACTGCTGTCGTTATCATCGTCATCATCGTCATCATCTTCTTCATCATAAGGTTCTTCTTCATCGTCTGCCACTACTGTATCGTGATAGTCAGACCAGCGATAGTTATTATCACGACAAGATGAGCACACCCAGCGGTCGCCGTTGTAAACCCAAGAGCCGTCTTCTTCGTCTTCTATGTAGTCACAGTCAGAACAATAATCGTAATTCGGAGCATCGGGAAACTTATCAGTGTCGTTGAGTATGTCGCACCAGTTAGTAGACCCATGCTGATTACGGATCTCAGGTTCATCGTTAAGCATCTCGACTAGCCTTCTGTGGTCTTGATTACGAAAAGCCTCACGAGCCTCAACCCCAAACGAATAGAACTCACGCCGTCTAGTCATAAGAGTTTCGTACGCACTGCGGGCTTCTCTATGGAACCTACTATGCTTCTCATCCTTACCAAGGTTGTTCTTGATAATGTACTTAGCGTGACCTAAAGCCTCTGCGATTGACCATATATGTGGTCGGGTCATGTGGTTGAGCATAATCCCATAGTAGCTACGAGTCATCTCCGTTGTCGCATTCTCACGCTTTAATTCCATAGCACGGATTTGTTCGGATGTATATGTTGGTACTGGCATATCTGTAACTCCTTCGTTTGTGTATGTAAATGTTGCTGTTGTTTGTGGTACTGTGTATATCATTGTTGGAGTGCCGTCTGTACCCCTAGTAAAAGTTAACGGCATAACCTACCCTCCTATTAGTTTTGTTAATAAAAATCTAACGATTTGCCCTCCTATAAATATGGTTGTGAATAATAAAAGAAGCCGACCTGCTAAATCAAATGCTCTCATCACATCTCTCCTTCGTGTAAAAATCGGTACTTCATGATGTCGTTAGTTGTACCATTCAAGCCCCAAAACCACTGATTAGCATGCTGGGCATACCGCTGTGGTCTGCGCTGATCTCTAAGCCACACCTTTACTAACGGATTACCCTCTAAGGCGGGGTGCGGCGGGATAACGGGCGTTGTGATGGGGGTGGTCTCCAAACTTCTGCGGGTGTGTAAAGCGCCCCAGTCTATCCACAGTTTAGGTACCTTGATAACCCGATACGCCACGATCGCCGTATCATTGATGTCCTCGTCATCACCCCAGCTATAATGGCGCGCAAAATAACTCGACCTCTCGCCATTACGCAAGATGACTCTAACCATCGAGTCACGATCAACCCCTTCGGGTAACGCATTAACCCTTACTTGGTCGTCATACTCTAGCGGGTTGTGCCTGATGAAACTGTTAGGTATGGTGAGTGCCGTAGGGCGGGGTTGGGGTCGCGAGCTGTTATATTCCAAACGCAGACGATACAGCTTTTCGACCTCCCGCCAGTCGACATTTATTTCTTCGCCTGTTTCGACAGCTGGTCTGTCTAGTATTTCTCTAATTGTCATGTTAGTTATCCTTCGTTTGTTAGTGCTTGTTTACTTCTCGGACAGAAACCTGTCCCGATGTTGTTGGTCGTATTCTTCTAGTCGCTCCTTTCGTTTCTGTTGTGTCAATCTATACTGCGTTTCTAAAACCGCCAAGTGATCTAGGCGGGCTTGCTCTAATGCCCTTCTTTCGTCTTCCGTGTTCCATTTGGTCTGCCTTGTCTGTTTTATGGGGCAGGTTTCTGTCCGTCTTTTGTATGCGGAGTAAGTGCTTTTGGCTCGGTTCACTTCTTTATCTAGGCTCGCTTTTAGTGCATCGCGTGCTTTACCCCGTTCTTTTTGCCAGCGTTCACGCATATGGCGTGATCTAGTTTTATTGATTGCTTGGCGTTTTTCAGCTATTAGTTGCTCCCCTAAGTAGGGGTTAAGTCGTTTGTTTGTGATCTTGGTGCGTAGTTCCTTTAAGGTTAATTTGTTGCGTGGTTTGCGTTTTGGTTGGCACGATTTGCACAAAGAGCTGATGACCGTAGTTCCTGTTTCTACTCGCCTCTTTATTACATTACTGTATTCCTCTGCCGACATCCTGCGCTTAAACTCATCTCGCCCCTTAGTTTCCCCACATTTCTTACATGTGATGTGGCTGGTTTTTTGTAGTCGTTTCATGTGGTGTTCCTCGTGTTCGGGCAGGTTTCTGTCCCGTTTAGCCAAAAAAGTATACTAGTGTCCACTTCGCAGACCTATGTTGTCCACAGTAGTTGACGCCTCTGAAGCCCTGAGTATATAGGGTTTTTCCCAAAACTGACATAGCTGTCTACGGATTTCCAGCAATTTAAAGACTAAGAAAAAGCTAGACAAAAGAAAATGTCCACTTTATTACCCTTATATATATATATTAGGATATTAGTATTTATATATATATGTGTGCTGGGAATGTGGTAGACGCTTATAAACACAAGGGTTGCGGGCGTCACGCTAGTGTCCACTAGCTAAATAAACTGGACAATTACCAAGTGCCTAAATAATAGGCACTTGTCTAGATAAACGGGACAGAAACCTGTCCCAAACACCCTCTAATTAAAGCCAGATCAATCCACAACGGGCTAATTGGTCTGAGGTGAGGATCACCCAGCCTGCATCTTTTCCGTCTGCCTCAATGTGTTTACGCAAGGCGTTGGTGGCTCGCTTTAGGGACTTGAATGGTTGTAGCTTGCGGGTGTTGCCTATTCTGTGGATACTGCCCACTTCATTGCCCCTCTTGCGGCATACGACCCACACATTACTGCGGTTGCCTAGCGTGCCTGTGGCTAGGATTTGTTTGAAGGCGGTGTTTGGTTTGTAAGCGATAGATTTCATGTTGATGCTCCTTAGTTGGTTGAGTTTGCGTTGATTACTTCTAGGACTTCTTTGACCGACATCATTAGTTCTCTTGCGATAGCCAAAGGCGTCAGCCCATCTTGGTGAAGCCACATTATTTCAATGGCTCGGCTTTTAAATATGCCCATCAGTATTTCCCCTCTTTGTAGGTGTTGCGGTTGAATGTCATAAACACTTCGCCCATGGTTATGGGCTTATGTAGGTCAGGCTTAGCCTTGGTATCGGACAGGATTCTGTCCCGTTGTTGTCTTACTAATTGACGCATTTGTAGCTGTTGTGCTTTAGTTAGGTGCATGATGTTTCCTTGGTTTGACATAAATTTAAACTGCGTGAAAGCCTCGCTGGCACGATTACTTGGTTGATACGGCTTGCTCGACAGCCTTGAGCATTTGGGACTTGGTGAACCCTGTTCCCTTGAGGTAGTTAGCCACTTGGTCAAGCGTAACCTTCTTCTGCTTGAATGATCCTGCCTTTGGCTCGGGTCTGACGATGTGGTTGCGGAATTGCTCTGTGCCAGCCTTGTAAGCGAGCTGGTGTGTACGGCTTCTCTCATCTCTCGTTTGGGACAGAATCCTGTCCGCCTCTTTACTCGTAATACCCAGCTTGCCCATAAGGTACTCGTGTTGCCAGTCATGCAACCACTCCTTCTGCTGTGTACTATCGAGCTTGACATATTGCTCGTGCCACACTTGGCTCTCTGCTTGCGTGAGCCTGTCCTTTGCTCCCATGCCATAAGCGAATTGCTCGTATGTGATTGCCTCACCTTTGTTGGCGTTGAGGTATGAAGTTGCTTTAGCTAATGTAGCCATGATGTGATACTCCTGTAAATAAAAAAGCCAAGCATATCGGCTTGGCAACGAATGAATAGATGTTCTATCCATGTAAACAGTATAGCTTTAGGGGTATGTTTCCCCCTCGTACTGTGGTTTTGTAGACCCCACCCACCCCCCACCCGACCTATTTTGGGGAGTGGTGGCATGGTGACCAGATCATTGTTTCGTAACCGCACAGCTAAAAAATGTCAAATTGTGTAAAACCCTTGCAAAATCAAATACATACAGCACAAAAAAATAACAAATTTCGGACAAGCTATGTCAAATCTTAGACAACAAAACCGGATAAAAATGTGTAACAAACTACACAAATGTAAGAAAAAGTGCGCAAGTGTATAAAAAAGTAACGCCTACAACACAGCAAAACCCAACCTATAGGTACAAAAACAACCCGCGAAATGATACCCATAGGTATCAAGACAAACCCCAAATGACTCATAAAAGAAGCCTTAACCCCCATACGGACTCATTAATGAGTATTGTTGCAGTGCACAATAAAACAAACTAAAATAGACCTATATCAACGGGGGGTACCCCATAACTAAAAGGAAACGATATGTACGACGAATATGTAGCCGCGGTAAAGAAATGGATTGATACAGTTGAGGCTGTTGCGCAAGGTAACCAGTTTTGGCTAGACCACTTTATTTCTTCTTTAAAGCAATACGTAAAACCAAAAGCCAAATAAAAAAAAACCCCCGGGCGTTTTAAGTCCGGGGGCTAAACCATCACAACAAAGGAGATTTACGTACGACCCAAACGAAGGAGGAAAAGCCATACGTGCGCATAGTATAACGCAAAACTAAAAAAGTGTACTATACTACACACATTCGTGACCCCAACCACGCAACCAAAGGGAATACAGTTTTGTTACTAGAACACCTAGTTTCAGCAGATGAAGCCGATTTTACTCCTGACGTTCAGTCAGATGCTGGGGGCTTCGTACCTTTAGAAAAAATCAACGCGCCCCAAACTCTTGGAGCGCAAAAGCAAACGGCGGACTGGTTAAATCAGTTTGCCTCCGAAGAAGAAGACCAAGAAGTCTTATCAAAAGCGCAGGAACAACAAGTGGCCAACGCGTTTGCGGCCCTAACAACTAATTCCCCCGACGCAAAAAACCAACTGCTTAACTTACAAGCCCCAGAAGAAATTGTTAATGCCGTAGCTATGGTGACGGGGTATCAGTGGGAGTTTGTAAAGCAGGCCAACGAGCTACGTTCAATGAGCGTAGCAAAAATAGTAAAAGAAACTGACCACCCTGATGCCCGAATCAGATTAAAAGCTTTGGAGTTGCTTGGGAAGGTAACAGAAGTTGCCCTGTTTACAGATCGCGTTGAAGTAAAAAGCACAGAAGTGTCTGATGAAGATTTGGAAAAGCGCATTCGGGAGAAGTTGGCTAAGTACATGGGCAAGGCTGAGGTGGTAGAAGTCGATGAAATTGAAGTTGTAGAGAAAATTGTTGCGCCAAAACAACACATTGACGACACCGACGAATGAAACTGGACTATTTAACCCCAGAAGAAGCGTTAGCTGCACAGATGGCGCTCAAAGACATGACGACTGTTGAGAAAGCGATGTTCTTAGCAGACTTAGAAGAGCAGGAAAACCGAGCCAGTCTTAAAAAAGCCCAGCAAGATCCGATTGATTTTGCAAAACACGTATATCCGGGGTTTAAAGTAGGGCCCCACCACCGCAAGTTGGCTAAAATTTTTGAAGACGTATTGGCTGGCAAGAAAAAACGGGTGATTATTAACATCGCACCGCGTATGGGTAAGTCTGAGTTCTCGTCTTATCTGTTTCCGGCGTTCTATCTAGGCCAGGACCCCACTAAAAAAATCATTATGGCTACGCATACGGCGGGCTTGTCTGAAGACTTTGGTCGAAGAGTGAGGAATTTAATTGAATCCGAAGAATATAAAGAGGTGTTTCCGAACACGGTTGTCGCGGACGACCAAAAAGCAGCAGGTAAGTGGTCGACGGGAGCTGGTGGTCAGTATTACGCTGTTGGTGTTGGCGGCGCTCTTGCCGGTCGTGGTGCTGATTTGTTCGTTATTGATGACCCCCACTCCGAGCAAGACATTAAAGCGAATAGTAGAGCTACCTTTGATAATGCGTGGAGCTGGTTTCAAACCGGTCCCTTGCAGCGACTAATGCCGGGGGGTGCGATCATTGTTATTATGACGCGCTGGTCTTTGGTAGATTTAACTGGGCGGCTAGTGAACTTCACTATACAAAACCCGGAAGCAGAACCTTGGGAAGTTGTTGAGCTGCCAGCCATCCTGCCTAGCGGAAAAAGTCTTTGGCCTGAGCAGTGGCCACTCGAGCAGTTAGAAGCTAAAAAACTTCAGATGGACCCACGGTACTGGAACGCGCAGTACATGCAGAACCCCACAGGCGATACAAGCGCCGTGATTAAAAGAAGTGACTGGCGCATATGGGAGAAAGAAACCCCACCGGACGTTGAGTTTGTGATCCAGTCATGGGATACGGCGTTTGAAGTTAAGACCACATCGGACTATAGCGCCTGCACAACATGGGGTGTTTGGTACAACGAGGAGGAAGGCAATGCCCCTCAGTTGATTCTATTAGATGCGTTCAAAGACCGGATGACGTTCCCAGAACTAAAAGCTACGGCGTACAAACACTGGAAAGAATGGGACCCTGATGCGTTCATCATCGAGAAAAAAGCGTCTGGTGCTCCGTTGATTCAAGAACTTAGACGCATGGGCATACCTGTGCAAGAAACCAACCCAAGCCGAGGTAATGATAAAATCGCCCGTGTAAATGCAATCAGTGACTTGTTTGCCTCTGGAGCTGTGTGGGCGCCTGACCGTCGTTGGGCTAAAGATGTGATTGAGGAAGTTGCCGCGTTCCCTGTAGGCGAGCATGATGACTATGTGGATACGGTATCTCAAGCCTTGCTACGCTATAGGCAGGGCGGGTTTGTAACATTAAGTTCTGATATGGCGGAAGAATCAGCGCAGTATAGACGGAGAAGGAGCTACTACTGATGTACATGCTAAGCAAACTAGAGATTTTATATAAAGCCGTTGAACGGGCTAAACGTATTGAGGCGTACGGCGACCAGCTGATAATGCTTAAAAATGTTAGAACAGCTAACGATGGTAAGACTCTTAAAGACTGGCAAGATGCGTTTGCGTACGAAGCGCTGCGGGTTTACCCTAAAATGGTTGAGTTTGTTGAAGAAGTCGCTAAGCATAATTTTGCTTTAGAAGACCAAGTGCGCGAACTAAAAATAAAGATCCTTGAACTAGAAGACCAAGCTAAAACAAAATAATGCTAAACAACTACTACTACGTCTCCGAGAAAGTTATTCCACGTTCTATGTGCGAATACATCATTAAAACTACACCTTGGGATCAAGCGCACAATGCCAAAGTTGGGCGCGACCAAGAAAACCGTGTGGAAAATCCCACTCGTAAAACAGATATAGCGTTCCTAACGCCCATGAGCATCATTGGTTGCGTACTTCAAACCCACATAAACGCCGTAAATAAGATAGATTGGCGCTTTGATATTGATGGGGTAGAGGATATTCAGATAGCCAAATACCAGAACGGCGGACATTATAAATGGCATATTGATAGTTTTCCACCCGATAAAGCGAATAAACAGCGTAAACTATCGGCTATAGCATTCTTAAGTAATCCGGATAGTTTTGAAGGCGGTAATTTAGAACTGGCCATAAACCCAAATCTAAATCCTAAGCTGCCACAAGGAAGCATAATTATTTTTCCTTCCGTTTTAGAGCACCGCGTTACCGAAGTTACTAAAGGCAAACGATACACAGCAACATGCTGGGCAACTGGTCCAGCTTTTAAATAGGACATATTATGGCAGTCGACAAAAGTTTATACCGTGCTCCGCAAGGATTACAAGAAGAAGATGGGCAACCCGATTTAGAAATTGAAATCGAAGACCCGGAGGCCGTTCATATTGGCATTGACGGTATGGAAATTGATATTGAGCCAGCCGAAGACCCAGAGTTTGATACTAACTTAGCGGAAGAAATGGATGAAGGCGAGCTAGAGAGTCTAGCTTCCGAATTAGCTGGCGATATTGATAATGACCTGAACTCCCGCAAAGACTGGGAGAAGATGTACAAAGACGGTATTACTTTGCTTGGCCTGAAGTTTGAAGAACGCGTAGAACCTTGGGATGGCGCTTGTGGTGTATTCCACCCAATGATTACAGAAGCAGTTGTACGTTTCCAGTCCGAAACAATTATGGAAACTTTCCCAGCGTCAGGCCCAGTTAAAGCGGCAATTATTGGTAAAGATAGCCAAGAAAAAATTGAAGCTGCTCAGCGCGTAGAAGAAGACATGAACTACCAGCTGACTGAAAAGATGCCTGAGTTCCGTAATGAGCATGAACGCATGCTATGGAACTTACCATCTGCTGGTTCTGCTTTTAAGAAGGTTTATTACGACCCAAGTATTGGCCGTCAGATTTCTATTTTTATTCCTGCTGAAGACATTATTCTTCCATATGGCGCCAGTGAGATTGCATCATGCTACCGTGTAACGCACCGCATGTATAAGACTAAGAATGAGCTGACCAAACTAATGTACGCTGGCTTTTACCGTGATATTGATGTTGGTGAGCCACAGCGTTTCCGTACAGAGATTCAGGAAAAGAAAGACAAAGAAACAGGATTTACTGCAACCCATGACGAGCGCTACGAGTTGTATGAGTGCCACGTCGATTTAGACTTGCCCGGTTATGAAGATGAAGAAGACGGAGAGAAAACTGGAATTGCTCTGCCTTACGTAGTTACATTAATTCGCGGCTCAAACAAGATTCTGGCAATTCGCAGAAACTGGAAAGAAGACGATGACCTTAAACTTAAAAGGCAGCATTTCGTACATTACCAATACATCCCCGGATATGGCGCTTATGGCTTTGGTCTTTTTCACCTTATTGGTGGATTTGCTAAGTCAGCCACTTCTATTTTGCGTCAGTTGGTTGATGCCGGTACTCTTTCCAATTTACCAGGTGGCCTTAAGTCTCGCGGATTAAGAATCAAAGGCGACGATACTCCTATAGCGCCGGGCGAGTTCCGTGACGTTGACGTTGGTTCTGGTTCAATCCGTGACAACATTCTGCCACTTCCTTACAAAGAGCCATCTGCAGTATTAGCTGGTTTGATGGATAAGATTATTGAAGAAGGTCGTCGCTTTGCGTCTACTTCTGATATGCAAGTTGCTGACATGTCAGCCAACGCACCTGTCGGTACAACATTGGCTATTCTGGAAAGAACGCTGAAAGTAATGAGCGCGGTTCAGGCTCGTGTGCATTATGCACTTCGCCAAGAACTAAAACTGCTAGCCGGTATTATCCGCGACTATACTGAAGAAGACTATAACTACGAACCAGAAGAAGGCCCTGTTTCTGCCAAAAAATCTGACTACAGTTTGGTTGATGTAATCCCAGTTTCAGACCCTAATGCAGCTACGTTGTCACAACGGGTAGTCCAATACCAAGCCGTTATTCAGCTTGCGCAATCAGCACCACAAATCTACAATCTTCCACAGCTACATCGGCAAATGCTTGATGTTATTGGTATTAAGAATGCCGACAAACTTGTTCCTTTGGATGATGACCAGAAGCCCCGTGACCCTGTAGCAGAAAATATGGCCGCCCTTAAAGGTAAGCCAATGAAAGCGTTTATGTATCAGGACCACGAAGCGCACATTAAGGTCCACACTTCTGCTATGCAAGACCCGTTAATTATGCAGTTGATTGGGCAGAACCCACAGGCACAAGCCATTCAAGCTGCAATGGAATCACATATTGCAGAACACCTTGGATACGCTTATAGAGCTAAGATCGAAGCTGCCTTGGGCGCTCCGTTACCTGATCCAGAAGACGATATCCCACAAAGCCTTGAAGTTCAGATTTCTCGTTTGGTCGCCCAAGCTGCCCCACAAGTATTGGCCCAAAGCCAAGCTACAGCTGCTCAGCAACAAGCACAGCAAAATGCCCAAGACCCTGTTCTACAAGCACAGTTAATTGATCAGCAAGTTAAACAAGGTGAACTTGAACGCAAGAAAGCAAAAGACGCAGCTGATAATGCATTCCGTGAACAAGAACTGCAACTTAAGGCGCAGCAAATGCATAGTGAAAAAGTGCAGAAAGCTGTTGGCGTTGCTACAGACTTTATTGATAAGCAACAAATGCACCACGATACCTTCCGTACTAATGCTACACAAGGCCTTTTGAAAGTTGCAGATATTGCTCAAAAGGATAAGCACAAACAGATAGATACCGCGGCGGATTTGTTTAAGCACCAGACTAATCTTTTACAGCAACACCAAACCCCTGAAGGAGGCACTGAAGAGTGATCGATCTACTAACGGCTCAGTTCGTAGCCGCAATGCGTGACAAGTTGCGCACAGATATGAACAACTACACTGATGATTTGGCAAATGGTCAGTGTTCTAGCTTTGAGCAGTACAAAGAGCTTTGCGGAGTGATTCGAGGTCTAGCTTTCGCAGAGCGCCACTTACTTGACCTCGCTGACAAACTGAAAGAAGACAACGATGAGTGAAACCATCGCATTACCACCGGAAGGGTTAATCCTGCCACCGGGCGTAGTATCTCCAACTTCACAGGCGGAGCAAGCAGCAATGGACGAAGCAGATATCGCTAATGAGCAAGCAGCAAAACAACTACCTGATCCAAAAGGGTGGAAAATTTTATGCGCTCTGATTGAAGCTAAGGACGAGTTCGAGAACTCACTGATTAAAAAAGCAAAAGAAACTATGAAGATCGAAGAACAGACTTCTCCAGTTTTATTTGTTTTAAAGATTGGCGATCTCGCTTATAAAGACGAAACAAAATTTCCAACAGGTGCTTGGTGTAAAGAGGGTGATTTTGTTATCACTCGGGCGTACTCAGGAACCCGTGTAATGATTTACGGAAAAGAGTTTCGGATTATCAACGACGACCAAGTAGAAGCAGTTGTCGAGGACCCAAGGGGAATCACGCGTGCGTACTAGAACTGAATATCTTAGAGCTTGGAGAGCCGCAAACCCTGAAAAGGTTAAAGCGGCTAAACGAAAGTATTACTCTTCTGAAAAAGGTAAAGCACAAAAACGGAAAGAAGACGCAGCCTATGTAGCAGTTGGTGGTAAGGCAGCATATGAAAAACGTAGAAGTGCTAAACCGCTTTCTGAAGCTAGAAAACAAGCAAAACTTAGATACCAGATAGTTCGCCGTAGTTTTGAAAAGAACTTACCCGAGTTTGACAGGCTAGTTCTTACTGAAGCAGTCGATCTTATGCGTAAGCGCAGCGCTATTACAGGCTTTTCTTGGCATGTAGACCACATTGTTCCTGTGTCAAAAGGCGGTTTAAGCGTAGCTAGCAACTTACAAGTAGTACCCGCCGAATGGAACCGGCGCAAGTCAAACGTACACACCGAGCGTTATTTCGGTGCTTATTAAGGAGTAGTTTATGGCACAAGAATTTAAGTTTCCAGATGAGGTGGATAGCGTAAATCCTCTGGATAATCCTACAGATGAACTGGATATTTCCGTAGAAGGGGAAGAAACAGACATCATTATTGAGGATGATACCCCCGAGAAAGACCGATTTGCCAAGCCGCTTAACCGTGAAGTTGAAGATCCTTCTGAGGAAGAAATCGAAGGCTACACCAAAGGTGTGCAGGGCCGAATCAAAGAACTGACCCATGCTCGCCACGACGAACGTCGTGCAAAAGAAGCAGCGGAACGTCAACGGGAAGAGGCTTTACGTTTAGCACAGCAAGTCCTTGAAGAGAACAAACGCTTGAAGCAGTACGTACAGACAGGCGAAGTTACCTATCAAGATATGATGAAGACAGCAGCAGAGAATAAACTCGATGCTGCGCGCCGTAAATTGAAAGAAGCACAGGAATCCTACGACACTGATGCCATCATTGCAGCTAATGAGGCATTGACTGAGGCTATGTTTGAAAAAGAAGCAGCAAAAAATTTCAAGCCAACCCCTTTACAAAACTACGAAACTCCTGTACAACTACAAACATCGGGACAAGATACACCCCAGACCGACGAAAAGACCTTGCGCTGGCAAGCAAAAAACCAGTGGTTCGGATCTCCGGGGTACGAAGATATGACAGCCTTCGCTCTTGGACTGCACCAAAAGCTAGTCTCGACGGGTGTCGACCCTCGAAGTGATGAATATTTCGACCGCATTGACGGCCGCTTAAAAAGTGTATTCCCGGAAGTATTCCAGGAACCTGAAAGTCGCAAGACTTCGGAACCAGCTAAGAAGCCATCGACGGTTGTTGCTTCTGCTACTCGTACTACGGGGGCCAAGAAGTCAGTCAAGATATCCGCTTCGGCAGCAGCACTTGCCGATAGGTTAGGAATCCCCCGCGATCTTTATGCTCAAGAATACTTAAAACAGGAGGCCAAAAATGGCTAATACACGTAATCCACGCGAGATTGAAACTCGTGAAAAAACAACCCGCAACGTTTACATACCTTCTAGCGCATTACCTGATCCGACACCGGAACCAGGCTATAGTTTTAGATGGATTGCTACAGCAATATTAGGTCAGTCTAACCAAACAAACGTTTCAACACGTTTCCGTGAAGGTTGGGAACCAGTAAAAGCTGCAGACCATCCAGAACTAATGGTGCAAGGCAACGAAAACGGCAACGTAGAAATTGGAGGCTTAATGTTGTGCAAGGTCTCTACCGAATACTTGGAATCTAGAAAACAGTACTTTGATAATCAAGCAAGGGCTCAAATGGATTCTGTGGACAATCATTACATGCGCAACAACGATCCAAGAATGCCTCTGTTTAGCGAGCGTAAAAGTTCAACAAGCCGTGGTGGTTTTGGAAATGGCAGTAAATAATTTCTAATCTAAGGAGCTTTTTATGAGCACAGTATCGGCCCCGTACGGGCTTAAACCGGTCAGTTTGATCGGCGGTCAATCCTTTACTGGCGGAACAATCCGTGAGTATTTGTTGACCACAAACAATAGCGCCGCTATTTTTACCGGCGACTTGGTGCAGTTAGGCGCGTCTGCAGCTGGACAACCTACTGTTGTAACTTCTACACCAACTACTAGCTCTGCTGGTATCGCTGGTGTTTGCGTTGGTGTTCGCTACCAGTTATCTGGCCAGCAACTCGGCTATCCTTTGTATGCTGAGTACTTGCCTGCTAATGCTGTTACAGCTGGCTACACTAACATTTTCATCCGTGTTATCGAAGACCCAGATCAACTCTACCAAGTTCAAAGCTTAGGTTCTGTTGGCTATGGCTCTATTGGTAAGACTGTTGCATTGGCAAACTTTGCAGCTGGTACAGGCGGCGCAACTGGTAATACAACTTCTGGTAACTCTTTAGTTGCATTGTCAGCTACTATCGCTAACACCAATGCATTGGCTGTTAAGATTGTTGACTTGGTTAACTCCAGCTCTACTTTCGGCGGCAATTTCCCATCTAACCCCGGTGACGCATATACCGATTGCATCGTTAAATTAAACTTTGGCGTGCATCAGTACTATCAGTCTGCTGGTACAACTAACTAATAAAGGAGCTAAATAATGGCTATTTCACGCTCGCAGCTCCTAAAAGAGTTGCTCCCAGGACTGAACGCATTGTTCGGATTAGAGTACAAGCGCTACGGCGAAGAACATAAAGAACTTTTTGAAATCGAAAGCTCTGAGCGTTCATTCGAAGAAGAAACCAAACTCTCTGGTTTCTCCGCAGCTCCAGTTAAGAATGAAGGCGGTGCTATTTCTTACGATACAGCACAAGAAGCAT